ATAGTGTGATCTATTTACCTTTATTTGATAAGCGACTTACGAGTAGCAATAGCTATATCTTTTTATTTGAGCATGAGGTAACAAAGGAGCAAGTGACTTTAACGCTTACCGATACTAGCCCATTTAAAGAAAGGTATTCAAAATTTGCCATTACTGAGGCATCATTTACCACGGGTACTGTAGGCTTTTGGAGGTACAACGTAACTCAATCGGGAAGCGGTAGTACATTAATCGCTACAGGTAAAATGGAATTGACTGCGGTTAATTTGTCAACCGCAGGAGTGGTAAGATATAACGGGTACAATGGTAATTATAAAACATATACCACAACATGATAAAATTTCTAAAATTTGACGATGTGCCTTTGCCTATTTACAAGGAAGTAAAGGGGAAAGATTACATTTTTTATGGGGAAAGAAATGACTACCCAAACTATTTGCTAAGGATCTACAATAACAGCGCAAAGCATAACGCAATCGTGACTGGGAAGGTAGACTACATTTGTGGTAACGGGTGGGGAGTTAAGTCTGAAGATGAAATGCAGAAGGCAAAAGCCTACGGCATGATTGACAAGGTTAACACCAAAGAAGAAAGCCTAAATGAGGTCACTAATAAGCTCGTGACGGACTTAACTATATTCGGGGGATACTATCTACAGGTGATATGGACAAAGGCCACAGGCGAGATCGCAGAACTCTATCACGTTGACTATTATAAGGTAAGAACGAATGCAGATAATAGCGAGTTTTATGTATCTGACAACTGGCTGAAGAACGATAACGTAAACCCTCGGCCAGACTACGAGACTTACCCAGCATTTGATCCCAACAATCCTACGGGATCGCAGATACTTTACTTCAAAGAATACCGTGCAGGGGTAAATACCTACTCTTTGCCTGATTACCGTGGGGCTATCAGCTACATTGAACTTGATATCAGCATAGGTGAGTACCATTTGAACACGATTAACAACGGGATGTTCTCTAGTAAGCTGATTAACTTAAACGGAGGGAAGGTAAGTCAAGAGGAAGAAGACAGAATAGAGCGACAATTCCAAAACAAATTTAGCGGAAGTAAGAACGCAGGTAAATTCATGCTAGCGTTTAACGATAGTAAGGAGAACGAGCCTTCTATAATTGACCTATCAGGCACGGAATTAGACAAGCACTTTGACCTTTTGAACTTGACGGTACAAACTGAAATTTTCAGCGGTCACAAGATCACTAGCCCTATGCTATTCGGCATCAAAACTGAAGGGCAGCTAGGAGGCAGGAGCGAAATGCGGGATGCCTACCAGCTATTCCAGAACACCTATGTGAATGCAAAGCAAAGAGCGATTGAAGAAACGGTTAATTACCTTTTTAAGTTTAACGATATTATAGCGGATCTTGAATTAAAACCTACCGAGCCAATTAGCTTTGAATTTAGCGAAGCAATAATTTCGGCTAACATGACGCAGGACGAGATCCGAGAAAAGCTAGGGCTTGCACCTATTGAAAAGAAAGAAACAGCAGGAGCGCAGGACATTATTAACTCTTTGAACAGCCTATCGCCATTGATTGCTACCAAGGTAGTCGAGAGCATGGATGTAAACGAACTCCGCAGCTTGATTGGATTGCCTTCAAAGAACGATATCGTGACTCCTGAAAATATAGGAAATGAGCCCGCTCCCACTACCGTAGAAACCTTGCATCTTTCGTGCAGCCATACAGATAAGGACGATGAAGCATTAAGACTATTTGAAAGTAAAGGGGTATCAAAGGAAGGTTTTAAAATTATTGAAACTTCAAAGATGACCTTTTCAAGTATGGATGAATTTGTAAAGCAGGATTTATTTGCAGAGTACCAACTGAATGAAGTGCAAAGAAAGATATTAGGCGAAATCCAAAAGGATATCAACGCAACTATCCCACAGATTGCTAAAGCTGTAGGTATAGATGAAGCATCGGTAATCTCAAGAATAAATACTTTGATTGACGATAACGTGATCACGGAAAAGATCACCCAAACAGGGCTCGTTACTCGCAAGATAACTAGCACGGGGCAGGCAGCGATCAAGAGGCTAACCCCTGTGACTTCTTTCAAGGTGCTATACAGCTATGAATTAAGAAAAGGAATTCCAGATTTAAAGGCAGGGTCTCAATCTAGGCCTTTGTGCAAAGAATTAATAAAAAGGGATTTATTATTTACAAGGGAAGAAATTCAAAACATCTCAAACCAACTAGGCTACTCAGTTTTTCAGCTTTGCGGTGGATGGTACACAAGACCCGGCACAAACATCGTGACTCCATACTGCCGTCATGAGTGGAAAAGAAATGTAGTAGTTGAAAAAACAAGCCGATGAGCGCAAATGTATTAATGATTTCGGAACAATCCTTTAAGGACTTCACCGTAGCCTCCGCAAACATAGACCTAAAGAACGTCACTCAAGTGATTAAGATGACGCAGGATAGGTATATACATCCTATCTGCGGGACTGCCTTATATGATAAGATCCTTTCTTTGATCCTAGCGGGTACGATTACTAGCGGAGGGAATGCGGTCTATAAAACTTTGCTAGATAGTTATCTAACAGATACCCTTTTTAATTATGTGCTAGGTGAGTTGCCGATGGCGATGCAGTACAAGTTCGTAAACAAAGGAGTGGTAAAACGCAAGAGCGAGAACATCACAGAGCCTACATTTGCAGAACTTCAAAGCATCAGCCAATACTACAAGGGATATGCTGAATGGTACGCAGAACGGTCAATCAATTACCTGACTGCAAACAACACACTCTATCCTGAATACTTGAATCCAGGCAGCGATGTAACCACTATTCAGCCTGTGAGCAATCAGTATAAGGTGGCTATCAATTTAGGCCGTGGGGATTATGAAGACTACAGACCTTATTCAGAAAGATACCAAGGGAACAGATATAAAAAACCATTCTAAAACATGGCTTATTCTAAGAATGAAAAAAAACTCAAGGAATATTTAAGCAAACAAGATGACTCTAGTCGACCTAGTAAAAAAGCTAAAAGCGATCCAAGAAGCGCACCCGATGATCCGAACATTCGGAGAGGGTGACATCTACGATTATGTAGATAATGGAGGCGAAATAGAATACCCTGTACTTTGGACGGTTGTGAGACCTTCGTTTTACAACGGTACTACAATGCGCTATGATCTAGTGCTGCTTTTTGCGGATCTACTTACTGAAGATAAAAGCAACAGGCTACAGATTCAAAGTGATCAGATGCTTGTGTCTTTGGATGTGCTAGGAAAATTAAAACTTGACGATGATTATACCTTTAATACTGCGCCTAATGCCTCTGTTGAATTCTTTCAGGAACGCTTTGATGACTTTACAGCCGGTGTATCAATCGCTATACAGATTACTGCTCCAATGCCTTTAAACTTTTGTGAAATCCCTGTAATCGCTTAACCATGACAATGATCGAAAAAGATGCTGTCGGCATACCTTCTACCTTAATAGCCATATTTGCAAACGTGACCACGATAGCAGGCCTTCAATTTGTAAACGTGATTTTTACTTTAATTATTTCGATCCTGTCAATCGTTTACTTAGTTTATAAAATAGGTAACGAAAGAAAAAAGAATCAAGGCAATGGCAAAAGCTAAGGCAGTCGCTCAGATCAAAATTACCTTTGGCAAAAGAAGAAACGGGTACGCAAAAAAAAGCTATTCAAAAGCATTAAACAAGCCTAAAAAATACAGGGGTCAAGGAAGATGAAAAGACAAATTAAATACATCGCTATTCATTGCACAGCTTCACAGCCTACAGCTACCGTGGCAGCTATTCTAAGATATTGGAAAGACTCTTTGGGATGGAAGTCACCTGGCTATCATTTGCTGATAGAACCAAACGGCACTATTAACCGATTGCTGCCTTTTGATAGTATTGCAAACGGGGTGAAAGGCTTTAATTCTATAAGCGTTCACATCAGCTATATTGGAGGGATCACCAAAGCGGGTAAGCCATTAGACAATAGAACCCCTGCGCAAAAGAAAGCGATCCTTGACTGTATAGCTGAGGTCAAAGAATGGAGCGATAACAAAAGCCTAATCATACAGGGCCACAGAGACTTCCCTAATCAGAATAAGGCCTGCCCGTGCTTCGATGCTAGGGCAGAATACAGAGACGCATGAGCAAGATTATAAACAATGTAAAGCAATGGAAGACCACAACGCTAGGGATAGTGATAATCCTAGCTAGTATTGCTTCTGTATTTGTAAAAGAAGTACTTTGGGCGGATGCGGTTTATGGTATCGGTGCAGGGCTAGTGTTAGTTTTTTCACCCGATACAATACTTTCTAAGTTTGGCAATTTTGTCAAATAACCTAAACAAACCAAAATGCAACTCACTAAGATTGCAAAAAATCTCCACTCCTTAAATTTAAGCAAGGAAGAAAACAGAATTGCTTTGCTTTCGGATATACATTGGGACAATCCTAAATGTGACCGAAAGATGCTTAAGCGTCATTTGGATTATTGCTTAGAGCAAAATATACCGGTCTTCATCAATGGAGACCTTTTCTGTTTAATGCAAGGCAAAGGGGATAAGAGGGGAAACAAGAGCGACATTTTGCCTGAGCATAATAACGCAAAGTATTTGGACTCTATCGTAGAAACTGCGGTCGATTGGTTTAGCCCTTACGCAAGTATCTTAACTGTGATTGGTTACGGTAATCACGAAACAGGGATAATCAAATACCAAGAAACAGACATACTTCA